GTTGAGATCGACGGGGTGAAGTACAGCCACTACTTCCCCAACCCTTACAGCGGTCGCCCCATCGGCGGCACGATCGTCTCGCGCCTCAACAACATCGGCTCGAGCTTCGTCCAAGGCCACCAGCAGGGCTTCCTGTACGCCTCCAAGCAGTATCCGGATCACGTCAAGCACGGTCTGGTCTGCGGACGGTTCTACCTCGACAACGAACATTACCGACCCGCCGACGTCCAGAATTCCGAGTGGAACGGCATCGTCATCCTTAACGAAGTCGAGAACGGCACATACGACCTGATGCCGCTCTCGATGACTTATCTCAGGCGCAAATATGGACAACGACCCCAAAGCGGACTACGGCGACCACGTCATGGTGCTGTCGAATCTGTACGCCTACCGACAGCGGCCGTTGCCGCGGTTCGGTAAGTATTCCGTCGATGACAAGCTCGTCATCATTCACAAGCAGCTCGATGAGCTGTACGGCATGGTTGAGGTGATCAAATGCGCTTTAAACGACCTGTGGAAGATAGTCGACCCATCGAAATCCCCGACCCGATAAACGACCCCGAGCACTACCGCCAAGGCATGATCGACTGCATCACGGCCATCGAGGCGCAGCTCACGGCTGAGGAGTTTCGCGGCTACCTGAAAGGCAATATTGCCAAGTACGTGTGGCGCGAACGCAAGAAGGGTGGGGGAGAGTCGCTGCGCAAGGCGCAGTGGTACCTGAACACCCTCTTGGACAAGACGCCGTGATCTGGCTCGCCCTGCTGCGTCGCTTCTGGTGGGCCGTCCCGTTGCTCGGCCTACTCGGCACGATCGGCGTTTTGCACCACGAACGGGACAGTGCCAGGGCGAAAGTGGTCGCGCTCGAGGACACCCTCAAGGCCATTCAAGCGGCCCACACCGCGGCCATTAAGGTCGCCACCACCGAGAAGGAAAACGCCGATGCCGCGTATACGTCGAGCAGCCATGCTGCTGCCCTGTTGGGCGATAGTCTGTCTCACCGGGTGCGTGACTACGAAAACCGTCTACGTACCCGTCCCGTGCAAGACCCCGGTCAGCCTGTCGCAACCGTCGGAAGCGTTGCCGCTCCTGAAGCAGCTCGACCTGACGTTGAAGCCCTCCTCGGTGACGTTGTCGCCGCCTGTACCCGCGACGCTACCCGACTCCAAAATGCCGTGGACTGGGCCGCGACAGTAGCCCATGACAGCGCCCCAGTTACCCGTCCCTAAATGGGCTTCAGACGTCCTGAGACGGCTTGACGAGCTGCCGTCTATCCTTCGGCAGCAAGAGACGATCGGGCGGCTCCTGACGGTTATACGGGCGTTGACGGACGAGAAGGATGCGCTGACCAAGGCGCTGGCCGACAGCCGCAATCAATTGGCGGCGGCAAAGGCGGAGATCGACGAGCTGCAACAGGTCATTATCAAGCGTTTGTCCGGCAAACCCTGATGGGCCACGCCGTCCTACTGATCTTGTTCTCGCTGTGGTTTACCGACCATCCCCGAGCGGCACTCGTCGCGACGCTCGGGATAGGGTGGCATCTCAATCGGATCAGACGCCGGTTTCGGTAGCGCCCCTCTTCCGGATTCGAGCCGCAAAGACCTCGCCGCCTTTGACCGGCGACTTTCGTTCACACACCTTCGCACACGCCTCGCGCTCGGCGGCGGCGACAAGGGCGGCGAAGCGTTCAATCTCGTAATGCCCTTTCAATTCAAATGCGGCGCTATTTGGAATTACCTCACGCGCCATCTGAATGATGTCATCCCTGTTCATTGTTCCCCCTTGCGCGGATGGCCTCACAACACTCCGTTTCTGTCACCACACGCAAAAACTGTGCTGTTTGAGCAGACCGCGCCGCATCAAACTCCGCACCACGCGCCGCATCAAACGTTGCAAACCACGCCGCATCTTGCGCCGCATCACGCGCCGCAGACCACGCCGCAAACCACGCCGCATCTTGCGCCGCATCTTGCGCCGCATCACGCGCCGCAGACCACGCCGCAGACCACGTCGCACCACGCGCCGCATCACACGCCGCACCACGCGCCGCAGACCACGCCGCATCAAACGCCGCATTCAATTCATTTTTTGTCGCTGCGCCCAAAGCAAAACGCTCTGCGACATTGATTGCGTCCCGGCTTCGTTGATCGGTTATCAGATGCTGCACTTGTCTTGCACACCAGACAGCAAACAACCGCCACTCGCGGTCATGCTCAGGCACCGTGCGACACGCCCACAAAGCGTCTGTCCTTCCGTTTGATTCCACAATGACGCTAAACGGTAGCGGCTCGTCATCGGCTTCTGTTTTGCCAAGATGCTGAAGAAGTTTTTTCCAACCTTCAACACACGGATCATGTTCTCGAATTCGATTCAATGTCGTGCAGATCATGGTTTCACCCCCCGCGCACGGATGGCTGCGGTGCACGCCTCATACGCCTTGTTGAAGTTACGTTGAGTCTTGTCAACGGGAGCGTAATCCACCATTTCTTCACACACCTTCGCACACGCCTCGCGCTCTTGGGCCCTTGCCCGCGCATCGACTTTCGCCATCAGCGCGTGAAGTTCGTCGAAGAACGTTTGATGTAACTCGGCAAACGCATATTTGACTGCTTCATCGCGGGTCATGGTTCACCCCGCGCACGGATAACATCCTTGCAATCGAACACACCCGAATGCCAACCTGCGCTCCAACCCTGATCCCAATCATCACCGTTAATCGGATCGTCGCGACCGTTTTGTAAATCACGAAATGCCTTTAAACACGCCTCGCGCTCGGCGGCGGCGACAAGGGCGGCGAAGCGTTCAAGCAAAGGCGGTATCACCAGCATAGTGTGGGCATAGGGAGGGTCTACATATGGATCCAACTCATCTTCCCAGAGGGGTAAAAAAATCTCCGCCTCACGCGCCAGTCGCATGATGTCATCGCGGGTCATGGCTTCTCCCCCCGCGCACGGATCCGAGCCGCAAATATCTCACCGCCCTTAACCGCTGATTTTTGTTCACACAACTTCGCACAAGCCTCGCGCTCATGGGCGGCGACAAGGGCGGCGAAGGGTTCAAAATAGTCTCGTCTTGTAGGCGAAAACATATAAAGATTAAACCCTGCCTCTTCCGCCATTCGCATGATGTCATCGCGGGTCATGGCTTCTCCCCCCGCGCACGAATGGCAATGGCGCAAGCCATTGACCACGACATTTCGTTGTGGTCTACCTTACCAGTCGCATATTCAGCATCTACTTTGCCGTCGCACACCTTCGCACACGCCTCGCGCTCTTGGGCCCTTGCCCGCGCATCGACTTTCGCCATCAGCGCGTGAAGTTCGTCGAAGAACGTTTGATGCAACTCGGCAAACGCATATCTGACTGCTTCATCGCGGGTCATGGGTTGTCCTCCAGCCAGTCCTCGGCTTCAGATAAAACGGTGTCCCACTCCTCGTCATCGACCTGACTCTTTCCGTTCAGGTCGCACCACACCGGGGAACACCGCTGCATGACGTCCACCAGACGCTTTAAATAGTGACGGTCGGTGTCGGTCATGACAGCACCCCCAGCGTCCTTTGGGCGATCCCCTCGATCTCCGACACGATCCCCCGGCGGTTCTCGTCGCACAGCCTCAAGATGTCCTTGAGGGCATCCCGAAAGTTGTTGGCGTCCACGTTGGCGCGGTGCAGAGCCTCGCGCATCTGGTTCACCTCAGAGGGCGTCATAAAGCACCCCCACGACCCATGCCACGAACAGCACGATGGCGAGCCACCACAGCAACAGGATCAGGGTGTCTTCGGCCCGGGCGACTACCGCGTCCCGGCTGTAATAGTCCTGGTCATCGTCGATTGAAAAGGCGTTGATTAAACGGGCTTCCCGACGCTTCCGCAGACGTTCGTAAAGGGCGTTTTCTAAATTTCCTAAGAGCCATAAAGGCCATTTGAATGAGGGGCTTATATGTCCTTCCGGATGGTTTCTCTTAATCAATTGGTCGTAGGTTCGATCCCTACACGGCCCACCAATTTCCTTTAATCTTTTCATGTGTTTACCCTCGCTGTTCGTTTTTAAGAAATTTCGATTTTTTGATTATTCGGGGTGTCATTGATTATCGTAGCGGTTTGACCCGCCGAATGCCCCGGTCGTAGACCCCTCGCGTCATCGACATCGAGGCGTGTCCCGCTCTCTCAAACGCTTCGTTTAACGTCGCCGCGTCGCTCACCGACTTGGCCCGCAGGTCGTGGAACGTGAACCGCTCCATCGACGGGTGCGCCTTGCAGATCGCCCGCATCCGACGTTGCCAGATCGACTGGAAGCCGAAGCTCGAGTAGGGCAACCCTTCGCGGGTACGCAACACATATTCCCTGGGCAGCTGCGGCACCAACTTCTTGGCCCGACCCAGCACCTCCTCCAACGCCGGCGACATGGCGACCTCGAGCTTCTTGCCGGTCTTGCCCTGCTGGAAGTAGATGCCGTCCTTGGTCACCTGATCCCACCGCAGGGCCAACAAGTCGCCCTGGCGTTGACCCGTAAGCAACGCCAGATCCATCGCGATCTTCACCCGCGGCGGCATCGCGTCGTAAGCGATCCCGTACTCAACATCGGTCACGTACCTTGAACGGCGCTTCATCTTATTGCGCTTGATGTTCAAGCACGGATTGCGGTTCGCGACGTACCACATGCCGACCGCATACCCGTAGACCGCCGACAGGGTCGCAATCGCACGGTTGCGGCTGATCAAGCCCGTCTTGACCCCGTCCGGTCGCAAGAACCGACCGACGTCACGCGGCTCGAGTTCGTCGGGGTGCATGTGACCGCACCACTCGCGCAGGTTGCCGAGGTGCAGCTGGTAGTTCTTCTGGGTCGCTGGCGCCAGCTTCGGCAGCTCCTCGCGCAGGTAGCGATCGAACAGGTCGTTGATCGTCCGCACCTGCTTGGCCGGCTCCATCTTGTCGGCCAAGAATTCGTGCAGCGCCTTGGTATCGCCGACGGCGCAGATCCGCGTCGCCTTGATCCCCGGAGAGGCATACCAGTACGACTTGCCGCGAACGGTGACGTACTTCGGCAGGTGCCGATTACCTTTACGCGGCCGTCCCATGACGCACCCCCCAGTTGGGTTCTTTCCGCTTGGACACAGTGACCGTTCCGCGCATCACGTCGCGGTAGTATTCGCGATCGACCAGCGTGAACCGATCAGCCGGCCGCACCTTGAACAGAATTCCCATCTGCACCAGAGCCTCGCGGATCTTGCCATGATGGCGATACCCCGTGATTTCGTGGAGTTCTTCAGCCGTCAGATGCATGTCACACCGCCTTGAGCTTCAGCAGCTCTTGATATTCGGCCTCGACCTCGCCCAGGAACTGCTTCAGCTCGAAGGCGTATTCGGTTACGGGCAGGTCGCAGCGTTCGATCTTCAACGCAAAATAATCTAGGTGCGCCGGCAGCCGATCGTCGTAGCTGACGAAGTGGGCCGCCTTGGCGTGGGTGCAGAACACGTTGTGCGTGACCTGCCACACGTATCGCGGCGGGAGCCGATCGGCCTTCAGGTACTCGACGTGCGTCGCCGACTTCGGGCACTTGATCTCAAGGATCGACTCAAAATTGCCCATGTCGCCGTCGGTCGAGCAGCCGATCGGCATGTCCTCGCGAATGACAAAACCGGTCTCGCGCACTTCGATGCCCGAGCGGGTGGAAAAGACTTCCCGAGCCTTGGGCTCGAGGTCGATGCCGCGCTGCATTTCGTTGGTGACGAAGCCGCCGTCTTCCATGGGTTTCCCGGTGATCCGCTCGACGGCGAGCTGGAGGCGATAGTCACGGCGGGCCGCAGCCTCACCCGACTTGATCCGCGCCATGACGTCCGCGGCCCGAGAGCCGGTCACACGACCGGCCCTCGCCGCAAACCATTCGGGTGTGCGCTGTTCGCACGTCAGGATTTGAATGGTCATTGGGGTTACCTCAGAAGGGAATTTCATCGTCCGCGAAATCGTCCGTCCCGGTCTTGGCCGCCTGTACCGGCGTCGGTGGCACCGGGTTGATCTGCGCGGCGATCTTCTGCTGCAACCATTCCGGCACCAGCTCGAGCGCCTTCGGGTTGCTCTCGTCGGGGTACATGATGAGTGCACCCTCCGGATCGGAACCCTTGGTGCCCTTCGGCAGCGCCATGATCGCTTGGATGTTGGCGTACACCTTGGTGTCGGTGGTCTTGTGCGTGACGTTGATCAAGCACGACTTGCCCAGGATGTTGAAGAGGTCAAACCCCTTCAACTCGGCCGGGGTGAAGTCGCGACCACGCCACGCCGCGAGGTGGTGACGCAGGGTCGCCTTCTCGTTAAATGACGCGGTGTAGAAGCGACCGATGCGGCTCGGCCCTTCGACCTTGGCACCGTTCTTGTCGGTGAACTCCACGCGCTCGGCCGGCACCTCAAAGCCGATGTAGACCTTGCGCTGCGGCGGGCCGTTCTCGAAGCCGGGCTGCAAGCCGACGTCGATCAGCATGGTGCAGACCGCCAAATGGGTACCGGCCGGGACCGGCTTAAAGTCACGGCGTTCGCCGCCCTTCTCACTGATGATGATGCTCATGACATTTCCTTTGTTCGGATATTTTCGTATTCGCGCCATTCGGTTTGGAAGATCGCCGACTGAAGTTCCAGATCGGCTTGTTCCAAGTGGAACTCGAAACAGGCGCACAGTTCCGAGTCGTTCATTGGCTGCATGATCTCGTCGAGAAATGCAGCGAATTCCTTGGTTTTCATTTGCGATACACCCCGCCAACGGTGTGGCTGCGGCACGGTTTCGGCCAACGGGCGCGGGTAACGCGCAACCAGATGGCTTCGAACAACGCGCCAAGCGTCAAAAAACCTAAAAGTACGGCGACATAAAAACCTAAACACAGTAGGTTCTCGATCACGCGGCCTCCCCAACGGCCAGAGCCGTATCGTTGGGGCGGCACGATTCGAATTCGGCGATCCAAGATTCGTTTGGGATCACCTCACCGTCGACGGAGACACCGCACTTGCGGCACAAGATCGTCGGATCGTCGGCCCAGTCGAAAGACACCGAGGTGTCGCCGTAGTCGAAGGATTCGGTGCCGCATTCGCCGTCTTCCAACTCGAACGGGCCGAATTTGCTGGTCTGACTGCTCATGCCCTCGACGCCGCACTTCGGGCAGCGGCACCAGTCGGCCTTCTGCAAGTCCTTGTCGTAGGCGTAACGCGCCTTGAACTCGTCGTAGTTCTTGAAGGTGGGGAGGTTCATGCGACCTCCCGCATCGTTTCGCGGATCTGGAACTTGGTCTCATCAATGAGGGCCGAGCGCAGCAGATCGCGCAGGTCGCCCATCTGCTCAAACGTGATGCCGTCCAGCATCGAGACGATCAGCTTGTTGAGCTTGACGTTCTCGGCGACGTTGGAGTTCAACAGCGCGAAGCCGAGGGTCTTGGCGGGGCACCACGTAAAGCTCGAGTTCATCAGCCACTCTTGCGCTTCGCCGCTGTCGAGGTACTCGATTCGAGGATCAATCTCACGCAGCTGCACTGCCTGGCTGATCTGTTGGTTGGTCGGTTTCATCCTTGCCTCCTCGCCGATCATTTCGTCGGCGTAGAAACAAAGTAATTCAACCCAGACCCGTTCGTCAACTACTTTCGGAATATTTTTAAACGAGGCATGACAAAAAATTTTGCCTCACCGGTTATTTTATTTATCGGAGGATTGGAGTAACTTATTCAAAAGCGTGATTGCAGGGACCAGCGCCATGAAAAAACCACCCAAGAAAATTGGGATTAAAGGGGCGAAGTTTGGGAAATTAGCGCCAGAAATAAGGCGCAGTATCGAAACCTTAGCGGCGTCCGAGCTCCCGCTCGATGACCTTCTCAATGAACTCTCGGCTCGCTGGATCAGCGTTCATTATTGCGTCACAAAGCCGCGCAACGTCGCTTGACGGATCCACTAAGAGCCTCCACGGCTCTACGCCTAAAGCTCGCGCCAGGACGGCAATAACGTCGCTGCTGGTGGGGGATCCGCGCAGGATCTTCGAGATCATAGACTGCGAACAATGGTCTCCCGTGGCGCGAGCAAGGGCTTTTTGAGTAAGCCCCCTCTCGTCCATGAGTCGGCGAAGATTCGCCATTAGGGTCGTTTGCACTTTGTCTATAGGCACGATGCCATTCTATCTACACTTAATATTACTTTACTGACATTGGGTCGAATGCGTATTTGGGACATCCATCCCTAAGGTATTGCACCGATACTACTTTGCGAATATTCTATGAGACATGACCAATCTCATAGAGCTGCGCGACTCCATCCGCGCCTACCTAAAGAGCCATCCCTCCACGCAGGTTCGCATTGCCACTGAATTGGGCGTGAGCCAGGCATGGGTGAGCAAATTTGTCCGCGGCGCCATCAATGCGCCCCGACTGGAACGCCTCGCTCGACTCCATAAGTGGGTCGAAGGCGACAAAGCACTTCGATCCTCACAGAAAGCCGCCTAACCCGCTTTGGAGCGTCTATGGCCTCACGGATGCACGTTGTCGCTTCGATCGAGGACATCCTTCGGATCGCCCGACAATTCCCCGTCTTCCCCTGCAATTTAAACAAGCAGCCCCTCACCAAGAACGGCTTCTACGACGCGACTCAGGACGAAGTGCAGATCGTCCAGTGGTGGAAAGCCCACCCCGAAGCGCTCGTCGGCGTTCCCACCGGCACCAAGACCGGGCTCATCGTCATCGATGTCGACCCGCACAAGTGCACCGGCGCCACCACCGCGTGGATTCAAGATCATTCGGCCGCGCTGTTCAGCACTCGCCACCACGACACCCGCCGCGACGGGAAGCACTACCTGTTTCGGTCGCGCGAGACGTACGCGTCGGGCGCCGACATCTGGCTTGACGGCGAGAAGCGCCCCGGGCTCGATATACGCGCCGAGGGCGGCTACATCATCTGGTGGCACCTCCACGGCTGTCAGGCCGAAGGCGACATCGCCGAGCTGCCGCCCAGCCTTCTGGTCGACCGGCTGCGGATGGCCCCGCCCAAGACCTTACAGGCCCATCAGCGCCTATTGGTCAGCGACACCAATTGGGCCGCCAGTCGGGCACGGGTGGTCGAGGCGTTGGCCTACCTTGACGCCGCCGATCGAGACACATGGGTCAAGATCGGGCAAGCCATTCACATGGCGTCAGCCGGGTCGGATGACGGCTTTAACGTCTGGCACTGGTGGTCGGCCGGCAACGGCGGCCCCACGGTTCCGGCGACGTATGTCAACGAACGCGATTGTCGTTATGCCTGGTCGAGCTTCAATCAGCGCATCGACGGTAAGCAGCTCGTCACCCTCGGCACCTTGTTCGCCCTGGCGTACGCCAACGGCTTAGAGCGCGCCGAGAAGGTTCCGGACATGCCCGACGATGGGCGTTGGGCGCCGTTCGACCCGAGTGTGTATGAGGACATGCCGCCGGAGCTGACGCCGGAGGAGTGGTCGGAGCCGGTTGTCGAGGAGTCGCCGGAAAAGTCGGTACGCAAGCCGATGGACTGGACGCAGCTCGAGGGGTTAGAACCGCCGAGCCGGCAATGGGTGGTCGACAATTGGATCGGCCGCGGTTACGTCACGCTGTTGGCCGGCCCGCCCGGTTCCGGCAAAACGGCGATCTGCCAGACCATTGGCGCGGCGGTGTCGCTTGGTAAGCCGGTCATCGATAACGTTCCGCGGCCTATGAACGTCCTCGGCTGGTTTGGCGAGGATGACGAGGATGAGCTATGGCGTCGCCAGATCGCCATTGCACGGCAGCTAGAAACGCCTCTCAGCGCGTTTAAAGACCGTTTCGTCCTGCACCCCTATCCGTCGACCGACATCACCTTGTGCACCCTGTCTGGCGGCGTCCTTGAGCAGACCTCAATGCTTAAGGAGCTGCGCGAGCAGATCGGTGATTACAAGGCCGAGCTGGTGTTCTTGGACAGCGTCGCCCGGGTGTTCGGAGGCAACGAGAACGATCGCCACCAAGTCACCAAGTTCATTGCCTGGTTGACGTGGGCGCTTGAGCCGACCAACGCCGGGCTTGTGCTGCTCGGTCACCCGGCTAAGGGCGCAGGGTCGGAGTTTTCAGGATCCACGGCATGGGAAGCCTCGGTTCGCGCCCGACTCTATTTCGGGTTCAAGAATCCCGACGAGCAGCAGGACGAGGACTCGGTGGATGACCCCGACGCCCGGGTCCTGGCCAAGCGGAAGACCAATTACAGCCAGAAAGACATCCGGCAGGTGCGCTGGATCGATGGGTGCATGCAGCCCCAGTCGGTGGGTGAGCCGAGCCTCAATCGGTTCTCCCGGTCGCCCGAGTTCTTGGCTGATGAAGCGGTTCGAATCTATCGACGGCTTAAGTCGATGGGGATCGATACCGGCGCCAACCACGCCGGCAACTACCTGCCCAAGGTCGCTGCACGGAACCGATTGCTGGAGAACGGCATCACCGAAAAAGACCTTCGCGTGGGTCTTTCGGAGGCGCTCAAGACCGGCCGGTTACGTGTTGGGCAGATCGGTATGTACGCCAACCGGTCGCCCAAGACCGGCTTATTGGAGGGCTGAATATGCACAAAACCCCCGCCCAAAACCTGCCCAAGACCGCCCAAAACCGCCCAAGACCGCGCACACACACACACCCTTATGAAATAAAGGGTGTTGTGCAGTGTGTGTTGTGTGCAAACGGTTCTGAGCAACCTTGGTCACTCGAAAAATGGCAACGGACTGAAGGTACGCCCTGGACGAACCTGACGATCTCCGTTCCGTTCAAGTCCAAGCTTCGGGACAAATTGAACTATCGACTGGGTTGGAACGGGCAGCGGCTCGCTCTCGGGAACGAAGTGCAGCGATTGCATCAGTGGTATCCCGACGTCCTCGAAAGCGTCACTCAGTGGCTAGAGGAGGGCCCCCTCGATGCCGCATAACACCGACCACCGCACCCTCGTCAGAGAGGCGATCGGCAAAGCCGACCCGGGGCTGCTCAAGCTGCTGGACGGACTCAAGGGAAAGTTCGACGCCAAGCTCGTCGGCTACGCGCTCAAGGACGAAGCCGGCCAGTGGGTCGGTCACGGTGCCTTGAAGGAGCCCAAGCCATGAGAGGGCTCGAAGCGGAAATCCTCAAGATCATTCAAGACTGCGCTTCGGTTACCCGGGAGCAGGTCGTGCGTCACTTCGTGTTGCGCCGCAACCTGTACCCCGACGCGGTGCACAAGGCGATCTACCACCTGATCGTTGGCGGCGTGGTGGCTGAGAAGGGTGGAAACCTATCCCAGGTCATCCCCGACCTCGAGGACAAGGAGGAGGCGAGGGCGGCTCGGGAGGCCAAAAATAAACCCGCCAAAGAACCCGCCAAAAAACCCGCCAAACCGCCCCGATACAACGAGGACGGCGATCGCCGTTGCACCGGCTGTCACCAGTATTTGCCGGTCTCAGATTTCGCTCGGCACCCAAGCACGAAAGATCGTTTACAGCCAAATTGTAGGCTTTGTAAGACGCTTTCGATGCAACGAAGCCGCAGCAGGTCGGCCTATTCGGTCAAGCGGCTGACGGGGCTCAGTAACAGCCTATGAGCCTCAATCGCTATGCCGCCAAAAGAGACGCCAACGAACTGCCCATCGTGCACGGTTTGGAGGCCCTCGGGTACTGGGTCATTCGCCTGGACACGCCCGTCGACCTACTGGTCGGCCGCACGGGCCGCCCGCACTTTGCCTTGCTCGAGGTCAAGATGCCGGGCAAAGGGCTGACACCGGATCAGGTCAAGTTTTTTGCGCTCTCAGAGGGCGCGGTGCGTTTTGTTGTTCACAACTTGGAGGAAGCCCAACGTGTCTGCAACGTCTGGATCGACAACTGTGAACCCTGATCGGCGGGCGCGCAGTCACATGGCGCCCGAGATCCAACTGGTGCACCTGCGCCTCGAGGCGTGGTCACGCTGGGCGCGAGATAAGGCGCCGGGCGGTTGGCCGGAGCGCACCATCCTTGGCCGGCTGATCGAGGAGGGGCCGGGCGCCAGTCACGGCACGGGTCAAGTGTCGGACATGCCGGAGCCCGTGGCCATCACCGACCGCGCGGTCGCCCACCTGAGCGGTGAGGATCGCGCCGTCATCCGGGAGTACTACCTCAAGTGGGCGCCGCGTGAGCTGCTCGCACGCCGGCTCAAGCTTTCCTTGCGTCGCTTCGATGCCGTTCTGAACCGCGCTCGCTGGCGAGTGTGTGGATACATTTCGAGTGCAATTTGATTACGGAATCACTTTGTTAGATGGTGGCATCGTGCGAATGAATGTATCGCACTCATACCCCCTCCCGCGTTGTTATGTAACGCGTCTTGAGCCCCGCCATTGAGTGGGGCTTTTTTTTATCTCAGGAGCCCGCAATGGCTGTCGATAAGCATCCTTCCCGGCGCCCGTCGCCGCCCCGCGAAATGCCGGCTTCTGGCCCGGGCGCACCGCCGAAGCTCAAGGCCGAGATCCACGAGGGCTCGGGCCAGCACGGCGTGCCGTACGGCTTTAAGCACGAACTGCGCGTCAGCTCGACGCCGCACAAGTCGGAAATGGCCCACCACTTCCACGACCACCACAAGGGCAAGGCGCCGCACGCCGGCCGCGAGGAAGCGGAAGAGCCGCGCCACCACCACGTCGGCAAGGCGCACCGTCCGGGCGACGAAAAGCACGACGACGAGCCGGGCTAATGTCCTCGCCGCATAAGGGCGACAACCTGGCTAAGTTCATGGGCCGCTTCATGGACGGCGAGGAGTCGACCGTTGGCAAGTACAAGCGCCGCAAGAAGCGCCGCCACGAGGATGAGGCCGAAGACAAGGCGCTCATCCGGCGCGAAGTGAAAACCTCAGCTCTCAAGCATCCATGATCCTCTCGCCCCCGAAGCCGCAGATCCGACAAGAAGGTCTCGACATGCGCGATGGGCGTGTCGAGTGGGTGGACGAGAACATCAAGCCGCTGGGCGATCGGATGATCGTCCGACCGCTCAAGGTCGAGCTGTCGACCACCATCGAGGCCCATTGGCGAGGTCGCACCCTACGCGGTGAGGTTGTCGCCATCGGCCCGGGCGAGTTCCCCAACCGATACAACAGCGACCGCTCCAAGGTCTGGAAGTCAAAAGTCTTTCGCCCCACCGAAGTCAAGGTAGGCGATATCGTGGAACTCGGCGGCTTGGACATCGGTGGTTACGCGTTCCCGCGGATCATGTACCGCGGCGAAGAACACATCATCGCGTCCGAAAAGGACGTGGCAGGAATCCATGCCAGGCAATACCGCGCAGCAGCTGGTTAGCTATCAATTCAAGCCCGGGCAATCGGGCAACCCCGGCGGCAGGCCCGTCGGCGCGCGACTGAAGGTTACAGGGTCATTCCTGAACCGACTCGCGGACGATTTCGAGCAACACGGCAAGCGGGCGATCGAGGCGGCCCGCGAAGAAGACCCCATGGGTTACGTGAAGATGATTGCATCTTTGCTGCCCAAGCAGGTCGAGCCGGCCAAAGCCTTGGAAGACTTGACCGATGACCAACTCACAGCCGGCATCGAGTTCTTACGAAGCCAGCTTGCTATCCGCGCTGATGAAGGAAGCGGATTTACGCAAGCGCCAATCGAGGCTGAAGTCGTACGGCCCGTACCAAAAGCAACGTGACTTCCATGCCGCCGGAGCCAGTAACCGAGAGCGGTTACTCATGGCTGCTAACCAAGTCGGCAAGACCTGGTCAGCCGGCATGGAAGTGGCCATGCACGCCACAGGACAATATCCCGATTGGTGGCAAGGCCGCCGATGGGATCGAGCAACAACTGGCTGGGTTGCCGGCATCACCGGAGAAAGCACCCGAGACAACGTCCAGCGCATTTTGCTGGGACGCCCGGGGCAATTCGGTACCGGTTCGATACCGAAAACGGCGATTGTTGACTACAGCAACACCCGCGGTATCGCCGACCTAGTCGACACGATCAGCGTTCGCCATGCCACCGGCGACATCTCCACAATCGCACTTAAATCGTATGAGAAAGGTCGCGAGAAATGGCAGGGCGAAACGCTGGACTATGTGTGGTTTGACGAAGAGCCGGACAGCGACATCTACATCGAAGGGCTGACCCGCACCAACGCCACGAACGGCATGGTGTTTATGACGTTTACCCCGCTGTTGGGTATGTCGAACGTCGTGCGTCGGTTCATCATTGAGAAAGTCCCCGGCACGTCCGTCACGACCATGACGATTGACGATGCGAGCCATTACTCGGACGAGCAGAAGGCCGCGATCATTGCGTCCTACCCCGAGTTCGAGCGCGATGCCCGTACGCGAGGCATCCCGGCTATGGGCTCGGGCCGCGTGTTCCCGATCGCCCAGGGCGCGATTCAGTGTGAATCGTTCCCGATTCCGCAGCACTGGCCGCAGATCTGCGGTCTGGACTTCGGTTGGGATCACCCTTCGGCGGCCGTCCGCATGGCATGGGATCGGGATGCCGATTGTTTATACGTCATTGCGACGCACCGAGCGCGTGAGCAGACGCCGGCCATGTTCGCCGCCGCGGTCAAGCCGTGGGGCGATTGGTTGCCCTGGTCGTGGCCGCACGACGGTCTACAGCACGACAAGGGCTCGGGCGAGCAGCTGATGGCGCAGTACCGGGCGCAAGGCTTAAAGATGCTTGGCGTCCGCGCCACCTTCGAGGACGGCACCAACGGCTTAGAAGCCGGCGTGTCCGAGCTGCTCGATCGAATGCAGACCGGTCGCTTCAAGGTGTTTGCACACCTGAGCAACTGGTTCGAAGAATTCAACGTCTATCACCGCAAAGAAGGGCTCATCGTCAAAGAGAACGATGACCTGATGAGCGCCACGCGCTAC